TTATATCTGTTTCTTCTGATACTTCGGGATAACTAACTAAAAATTTGCTTGATGAATAAGTAACACTAGAACCTGATACTGAAGAAGTTAAATCGTGTACGCAATCTGTAATATTTTGTGGTGTGCCAAATCCAATAGTTATTAAATGAACAGGTTTAATTTCATTTGTTGCTAGGTGGTTCTTTACTGCTGTCGTTAGGCTTCTTGTCATATTGTTCGTAACTTCTTCTGTTAATTTTTATACTATCTAATATTTTATATTTAGCATCCTTTGTTGGTTCATTATACTTTCCTAAATCGTTTGTTTCCATATTAATATTTTCACTATCAACTAATTCTTCAGCAAGTACATCAACATTCATCCAATACTTAACTAGATATTGAGCCATGCAATATTTTGTTATAAAGTTTCTTCAACATCAATCTCATACTTGTATAAAAGGCTTCCATCTTTATCATTTCCCACAACACCAAAAGATTGAACATTATTTACTAAATGAACTGTAAAAGGAACATTATCATAAGTTACTGCTGAATCGTCTGCTAATGCTGTTGTTAAAGGTGGTTCAATAGTAACAGTTGCGGCATTACTAGATGAAGTTACATCAGAAACAACCATATAAACTTTATCGTGTGATGCAAATTTTAAAAAGTCCCCAGCTTTAAATCTTCCAGCACCATCTCCAGCAAAGGCATCCATCGCTATTGTTGTGTCTCCAACTGCGTGAACTCCATTAACTAAAACACTTCCTGTTTCACTTCCTCTAGCATCTTCTATTTCTGGTGGGATAATAGTAAAATTTTCTTTTCCACTTCTTTGTTTAATTATAAAAGCCATTAATTCTCCATAAACATCTGATCTCTTTGCAGTAATAATTGAAGCTGTAAATCCCCATCTTTGAGAATCAATAGTTCTTGATAATTTTTTACCACTTATTGATTTAGATATAATTGTACTTTGAATTGATTGAATACCTAATGTTTCAAATTTAGAATTAGATATAGGAAATGCACCACTCATTATACTAACTCTCTCCTACCTTTTTCATTTAAAGCATTATTTATTATTGAAGTTATTACACCTCTGTTTTCTACTAAAACATTGCTAAAGCTACTTGAATCTATTGCTTCAATATTAAAATTAACATTAACACTTCCGCCACCTGTACCTCTAGCATTTTGTTGAATTTGACCTGATGAGTTAGGAACAAATACCTCTGGCCCTCTTTCTCCAACAATATATGGTTGTCCTTTTCTTACTGCACCACCACTTGCTTTATGTGGATTTGGAAATGCAAAACTACCACCGCCACCACCACCACCCATCATCATAAGTAGCGCTTGATAGAAAACTTGTTTTTTCTTTTCTTTTGTTATGTTTTTTTCCATCGCTAATTTGTCTTTATCTTTTTTAATTATTTTACTTAATATAAATTCTTCTATCATTACTAAAGCAATTCTTTCTATCATTTTTGCTAATATATCTACCAACAAACCTTTTGCTAATTCTTTAAAAGAAGCATTTATTTTTTTTCCATAAACAACTGCTTCAGCCATCATTCTTGAAAATCCTTGAACACCTGTATTTACAGCACCAAGAATTTCATTTGATAAACTCCATTCTTTATTTTGATCTTTTAGTTTTTGCCATACTTCCATTTGTAAAGTATTTTGAACCTCTACTTGATTTTTAAATTGCAAATGTGCTTCGTGAATATTTTTATATGCTTGATGTTGTTTTTCTACTTCTTTTGTAATTTCTTTATTTGCTTTTATTAATTTATTATTTGATTCAAACATATTAAAATATATTTTCTTTTGTTCTTCTAATTTTTTTGTTATTTTTTTATGGCTACCAAGTTGATCTAATAGCATAGTTGGGTCGTATGCTTTTTTTTGTGCTTGATAGTTAGAATCTATTTTTTTTGCTATGTCATCTAATTGTTTTCCTAAAGCAATATACGCAGTTGTACCAGCCGCCGCCGCCGCCGCAACTAAACCTAAACCTAAACCTGACAAAGCTGCAATAGTAGTTAATGGAACAACAACCCCAACTAATGCTCTACCCCATTTTAAAAACATAGCCGCAACTTTTAATGAAATTAATATTTTTATAGTTTCCATTACTGCTGTTGAATGTTTGACTAGAAGTTTCATTCCATTGGCTAATCCCTCAACTGCTACTGCTAAAGTTGTTCCTATTGTAACAGCAATCTTGTCCATTGTTTCTGAATTTTTTTCTAATGATTTATTAAGGTCGCCAAATTGTTTTTTAAGTTGTGAAAAGAAACCAGCATCTAATAGAACTCTTTTAAAGTTAAAAACTTTATCTCCTATCATTGACAAAGTTCCACTAAATGTTTTTGCTAGTTCATCTGTTGCTCCATCAAATTTTCCACCCTCTCCAAATACTCTATCAAATGCTTTGGCTGTTTCTTCTACTGAAGCTGTTGCACCAGCTTTGAAACCAAGCATTTCTTTAACTCCTTTATCTCTAAATAAATCTGCGGCAGAGATACCAGCAGACAATGATCTTTGGATTTGTTCAGCAGTAGTTTTAAAATCTAGTCCTGTTACAGCCGCAACATTACCTGTGATCTTCATTAAATGTGCTAATTCTTTAGCATCATCACTAACAACTGCTAATACTCCTGAACCTTTTTGTATTTCTTCTAGTGAGAAAGGAACTTTGGCGGCAAATTTTGCCATTTCATCAAAAGCTTTTCCACCCTCTTTTGCTGAACCAAATAAGAATTTTAATTGAACTTGTAGGTTTTCAATTTGCTTTCCTGTATTAACTATATTTCTAATAACAAGACCAGCACCTAAACCGATAAAGGCATTTCTTAAATTAAATACTGATTGTTTTAATCTTCCTAGACTACCTTGCAAACCTCGTAAGGCTTGTTTTGACCTATCCTTTGCTACTATATCTATGTTAAGTTTTTGTGTTGCCATTATCTATATTTTCCATGTTTTGATATTCTCTCTTGACTTTTATACTCATCTTGTTCTTTTTTCAAGTAAGCTAACCAAAGATTATAATGGCTTACAGGCATATCTAAAACTTGTTGAAATGTGATGTGAAGTCTGTCGGCTACCGCTAATTGCGACCTGAGATCAGGGTCGCTAGTTACTTTTTTTCGGCATCCTCGTAATTAGTTTCTAAAAGGATTTTATTTGCTATTGTTGCAATAACATTGGAGTCTGCTTTTTTTCTTAAAGCAAATTTATCTTCTACTTCAAAAGCTTTTTTCATTTCGCCTTTGTCGTCTTTTACTTTTAATTTCATTATTAGAAGATCAACAAGAACTGTTAAATCTTGAAAGTTATTTGATTTCTTAAAGATAGTATTTTTTTCTTCTAAAGTTAATGGCTCTGAATAAAATAAAGACGCATTTCCATTATCATCTTTCCACTCCTCAACCTCAATAGTGATGGTTTTAAGAGTTTCAAAATGTGTTTTGACTCTATCAATAACTGACATAAATCAGATTATACTGTTCCTATTGTTAAAGCACCTGTACCTTGAAAAGTAACTGATTTAGTAACCATACTATCTAATGAGTTATTAACACTCATTCCCGTTACAATTCCTGAACCTGTATAAGTTCTATCTCCAGAATCAGCACCCTCTGGGTATAGTATAAATGCAATTTGTGAACCAGCCAATAAAGTATTTTGTGGTGAATCACCTCTATTAAAATTCACATCTATATTTCCTGAAAATGAAGTTGTGCCAGCCGTAAAAGATTTTACTGATTCTCCTAAAGCAGTTGTTTCAACAACATCTCCTGTTGTTTCTAATGCAAATCCTGTTACATCACTTATCGCAGAACCACCAGCTTTTATAACACCCTCTTTGCCATGAACTATCGCCATTTTTACTCCTTATTATCTTTTTCTTTTTGTTTTGTTGTTATTTTTGGTTTCGCAACTTCTTCTTGCTGACCAACTTGTTTATAACCAAGACTTTTATAAAATTCAAGATTATTTACATTAATAACAATTTCATCTTGTCCTTTAATCATTTTAATATCTTTAGCCATAATTCCTTTTATTACTTTTCTTCTTCTTCGTCAATATCATCTTCATCTAATTCTTCATCTTCTATATCTGTATCGTCAAAATCTTCTTCATCTTCATCCAATGATTTTTCTTCTCTTAATTCTTCTAATAAATCTTTTACTTCTTC